ATACATTTTCTTTTTAGTGGGCGAAAACACACTAACTTTATCTGAAACTAATTGAAGAAAATCTTTATCTGTTGAAACTATTACAACTTCACCATCTAAATCTTGTTGAGTATGTTTAGTTAGATATGCAATAGTATCATCAGCCTCGATACCATCGTAAATCATTGTCTGTACAGGTAAGTAATCTAACACATCATTTAACCAAACGAATTGTTGTCTCATGGATAGTTGCTCTTCTTCTTCATCCAAGAACTCCATATATTGTCGGTTGACTCTAAACTTACGATTCTCTCTCCCTGCCTTATAACCTTCATATACCTTTTTACGAGATTTAGAACCACCCTTTCCATCAAATGTCACAATACATCTAGTTGGATTGAATTCTCTAATTTGATATCCAATAGATTTTAGAGAACCAACAACTCCACCAGTATGGTCACCATCCTCATTCATTGTAGGATTAACTGTCCATGACCTGATGAAAGTGTTTAGTCCATCTATTATCATGACTCTACTGTTTCTTTCACGAGATTGATTTGATTCTCTTTCGGATTCAACCTCGTTTAGAATATTTTTATAGAGTCCTTTCATTATGTAGTTGTAGTTGTGTAGTTAATATTATTAGATTCACCGAAATACTTTTCAATTGTCTCTAATCTATCATCTGCATCAACTAACATTTGAAGTGCCGATTCTGCATTCTCATAGAAATCACCAGTTGAATGGTCTCCGATTCCTGCGGGATGTTTCTCTAACAACTCCAATGTAAGAAGGGCTTTTGCCTTATCTGCCGAAGCAGATGTCTTTAACATTTCTTTTAATTTGCTCATAACTTATTATTTTTATTTAATCTACTACTTCTGCACCTGCTGTATCTAATTCATGTGCTTCTATATCCTTAGAATCTGATTTGTATTGTAAGATAGTTTCTTCACAAATCTTTTTATAGATTTGTTCTTTTAACTCATCCTTAGTTTCCATCATATCAATAAAATCTTTGGATTGGAATTTAATTTCTTCTCCAGTATCAGTATCAATGTAAGTGTACCAAGCTCCAGCTTGCTTTAATAATTTATTTTCTTTCATTACACTTAACCAAGAACCAAAGTTATCAATTCCTCTATCAAAGAATATTTCAAAATCAGCAGACCTTAATGGTGGTCCCATTCTATTTTTGATAACCTGACATCTAACTTTCATACCAATGGTTTTATCAGTACCATTTACTTTTTGTTTGATTTGTCCCATATTCTTCAAACGAAGTCTAACCGATGCGTGAAACGCAAGAGCTTTTCCTCCAGAAGTAGTCCAAGGGTCACCAAACATAGCATTCATCTTCTGTCTAAGTTGATTAGTAAATACTAATGTGATTTTTTGCCTACCAATTAGATTGGTAATCTTTCTCATCGCCTTTGAGATAATAATAGCTTTATCAGTAGCGTATCCATCCTTATCATAATCAGCTGCTAACTCTTTTTTAGTTGAAGCTGCTGCAACGGAATCTACTACGATTGTTACTAACTTATCTTTTTGTGTGGTTCTTACCTTTTCAATGATTGTTTCGGTAAATTCGAAAATTTGTTCTACTGAATCAGCTGATACATAAAGTAGTTTTGCTACATCTACACCAATTGCTTCTAAGAACTCTCTACTTACCGCAGTTTCAGTATCTATTAGAACCGCAACACCACCTTGCCGTTGTGTTTCAGCAAGGAGGTGAGCAGATACTAATGATTTTCCACTTTGTTCTAAACCAGTTACTTCAGTAATCCTTCCAACAGGAAGTCCACCATAAGGGCGATTTGAAATGGCTACATCTAACATAGCACAACCAGTTGATATCCATCCATCCACATTTGTGGGTGCATCATCTTCTCCTAAAAAGAAGGCAACCTTCTGGTCTTTACTATATTTGTTTAGCTCAGAAGCTAGTTCTGCTGCTAAATCCATTTCTTTTTTTGCCATTTATTATATATTATCCGTTAAACAAATCATCAAATGCTGATGCAACATCATCCATTTTCTTTTTTTTCTTCAGTACTTACAGCTGCCGCAGGTGCTGCTACTGGAGCAGGTGCTGCTTTAGTTGAAGGTGTTGAAAGTGTTTGTTGAGATACACTCTCATTAGCTTCATCTGCAGTTGGGTTTAACCAACCTTCTAATACTGATTTTAACTCATCGTAAGATAATTCTGAATAGATATCAGTAATATTAGTTTGAGTTTCAATAAAGTTTTGATTTGCCGTATCATCTTTTCCTAATGGAGTAGTATTAGGTTTAACACGGATAGTAGTTACAGGATAAGAAGTTCCTGCATCTTCAGCTGATGTATATTCGATAGTAATATCTCTACCATTGGTAGGGTCAGTAATATCTCCATAATCAGGATCAGCAATATAACCTAATATTTCTTGGTAGACAGTTTTTCCGAATCCCCAAAACTTAACTCCTTCTGATTCCTCTCCTCTTACAAGTACAGGTACAAAAGTTCTTAATTTCGGTTCCATCTTCTTAGCTGCTTTCCAATCTTCTTTATCACCCATTCTT